TTTTATTTATATATTTTAGAGTTTTGAGATAAAATTTTTGAATAAGCGAAGCTTGACATCTTCCATGTCTCTTCTATTTGCCTCATTCAAAGCCTTCTTTGCATGATCATAGTCAACTTCTTTCCATTGACCATTTTCAATAATCCATTCCTTACTCTCCATGATGCCTCTCACAAAAGCATCTGGTGCAGAAGGATCTGCAACTATGTCTGCCGCTGTTGCCAAATAAAAATCATCCTGTACAAGATTCACACCGTTCTTGGCTTTTAGCGATCCCAGTCCTCTAGAAGATACGCCTAATCTGGCGCCCTCATCAATTAGATTCTTCACAATCTTACCATAAGGAGTATCCAAAATCTTGGCTTTACCAATATAATTTGTGCCTTCTTGTCTCAAATCCTTGATCATGTGAGATACGCGATCTAGATTGATTGTTGGTGTATCTGGATGTCCAAGTTCACCAAAGGCACGATTTTGCATGATATAATTTGAAGTATATCTAGATACTTCTCTTTGTAGAATTTCCATAGGATAAACTCTACCATTACGATTTTGACGTTCGGCTTGAAGAAACACACCTTCAATGTAATGTTCCTTTTGACCCATTGTATTTTCTTCGGTCAAATAGCGAACTTCTTCAACTACTTCCTTTATGAGTTTCATTTTAGACCCAACATCTTTCTTTTTATCAATGAGCGTTTACGCTTCATGAGGGCACGTGCCAATTTTGCACGACGCTTGATCTTTGCTTTACGAGCACCCATTCTACGTTTACGTTTCTCAGTTGGAGACATGCGAATAAGTTTTCCACCACGAAGAGTCATACCCTTAACTGCAGATTTTTTTACACGACGCTGAACTTTTCCACCACGAATACGAGCCTTGATCATATTCAAACGTCCCATCTTGGTGACGTTACCCTCTTCAACTTGCTCAACTTCTTCTTTCATTGATTCTAGTGCTTCTGCAAGTTCAGCAACGCCATACTTTGCAGCGACGATCTTTTTAGTTTCTACAAGCTTGTCTTTCAAAATCTCAACAAATGATTCGGAAAGATTTTCATTTGCACCATTATAATCATCAGATATGATAGATTCTAGTAATTTTCTTGTCGATGACATTCTATCAATCCTTATATTGTTGGTTTTGTGTTATAATCTTCCAAGAACTTTCTAAAGTCTGCAATGATCGTATATGAGCAACCAGTTGATGCAAAGTTTACTGTCTGTAGTCCAACATTACCATTTGATCCAGCACCTGTAGAATTATTCAAAACTACAATTCCATCACCACCTTCAGCAAAATCCATTTTACCTACGCCAGACAATGTAACCATGGTTGAATTTGGTGTACCTGTCCAATAAAGTTCAACATAACCATTTCCTGCTGCTTGTCCTGGTGCAACATCGTATATGACTTTCTTTAGTGCAAGACGATATATGTTTTTTCTATCTGTACCAGAACCGAGTAATTGATTGTTTACATTCAATGCAAAGTTCAATGAACCCGCGTCAATCTTCAAGACAGCAGGTTCAGCTGTATTTCCTGTAAACTTGTAAACAACACGACGCTCCGTGTCTATCAATTTTTGTGTCGTATTTGCCATTTTTACAATTCCGTATGTGCGCCATGAGAAAATGCGGCGACTTTTGCAAAATTATTTTTATCTTTATTGACCATTCGTTCAATTTTATATTTGTTTTGACTATTCACCTTATCATATAAATTGATAATAGACTGAGCAGTCATCACATCGATTTTTACAGATAAGTTATCTTCAAAGGATATAAGTGCAGGTTCACCTGAATCGACAATTCGCATCATTACACCAATGTTTCCTCTTGGTATCCACTTTTCTTGAACTTGCATTAGATGTTTATTATTATGCATCATGTCAGAATATGGAATTGAAACATATTTGTCAATCTTGTCAGCATAATATAAGGCAACTTTTCTTCCATCTGGAAAAACACGAATGGCTTTACGCTTGAGAACTATGATATTTGGAGGATCTGACTTGAAAGAAAGATTCTCCGCAATCATGGACTCATCAATATTGTGTTCTTCAGTTTCTGAAAAAAATGCTCTTAGGGTTTTCATTTTTTTATTTTTCATATCCGTGCTGTATTGTATTCATTCTTTGTTGTGACGCGCCAGTTAATTTTCCAACAATTGATCCTACAGTTTTTCCTAATAAATTTTTAGCAATTTGTGCAGGATGTAAACGATCTTTTATAGATTTTTTTATTGCGGATCCCAATGTTTCTTTAGGATCACGAAGTCTTTTACCAAAAGTTGGTAATCTGTTGGGTTGTCTTTTCGCTTCTAAAATAAATTGTTTAAAGGTTTTCATTTTTTTATAGTCTACTATATCTATTCAATTGATGAATATTATTCTTTGGCATATGTATAACGTTACTATCGGCAGAACCACGAAAATGTCTTCTTAATTCTGGACCAACATCAACATGATAGTTATGATCATCAGATCCTACAATTTTGCCAGTGGCTTTAGGCAAATCTTGATGAATTTTTACCATATTACCTACCTTAAAACCTTCATCTATCTTTTTTTTCTTCAAAGAATGACTTACCAACCATAGCTTTCTTGCTTTCAAGAACAGTTACTGCTTTTGACGAAACTGCCTTTGAAAGATCTTCTTTTAGAGTGTCAAACTTATCACTCACAATATTTTCTACGATTGTTCTTACAATTGAATTGGTCATAGAACATTTCTCCGATCTTTGATTATTCTTAGTATGTTATTTAGATTACTTTTTTCCTCAACTTTCAACTGTTGTTTTACAGCATTATCCAGAGAAGACTCTCCTGGAGATGTCGTATTTTGAAATGCTGTATCAACATCTACTTGTGGTACTTGACCATCTTGTTGAGGTGCAATAGGATTATTTGGATCAACTTGCTGTTGCTGTTGCTGTTGCTGTTGTACTTGCGGATCTTGAGGTACAGATGCTTGCGCTATTTCAGCCTGCTTCTGTGCCATTTCAATCATTTCTTCTTGCTCATCTTCAATTTGCTTCTTGATATCAGCAATTTCATCATCTGTTTGATTGAGAATGTTCTTGCGAGCCCATTCAATTGAGAGGTATTTACCAATATATGGATCTGCCATTTGAAGAACCGTGATACGATTCTGAATCAATTCGGCTTTCTTGAGTTCATCAAAGTTGTTATCTGTGATAAAATCATAATAAATGTTTTCCTTGAAATCTTCCCATTCTTCTACTGTACAAATGCCTTTTAGCGACAATTGAACACGAAGTGCTTCATCAAACAATGTGGAAAACTTGTTGCGTAATCTAAAGACAAACTTGGAAAACTTCAATTCGTCTCTTGTAATTTCGGATGTACGACCAATTGAGAATCCCTGTTGCATTTCAAGACGAGAAATCGGAATGCTCAATGATTTGTATAGCTTTCGCTCAAAGTACTTGACATCTTCCATTTCTCCAAGATTTTGACCACCAGGAAGAGTTTGAATTTCTGTTCCCTTACCACCTTCACGACGAGGTAGCCAAAAATCTTCAAGCATGGATAGATGCTTGCGATCATCACGAATTTCACCTGTATTTGAATCATATACAAGCTTGTTGCGATACTTTACCATCAAGTCACGAAGATATTGTTCTGCCTTGACTTTAGGAAGATTACCTACGTCAATATAAAATACGCGACGTTCTGGTGCTCGTGATAGACGATAGATGACTGTAGCATCTTCAACCATACGAAGCTGATTCAATGGCTTGATTGCCTTGTGCAAATAAGAAAGAACCATTGCACGACGGGAATCCATCAAACCAGAATTTACGTTGATTACTGAGTCTGGAGCAATTCTCATGCCCAAATTTGAATGTGCACCAATAATACCACGCTCGTTATAGAGATAATATTCTCTTACTGTTCTAATGATATCAGCTGCAGTAGCTTGATCTTTTGTCTTTTGTATTTCGCGAACTTTACGAATACGTCTTGGATCAATGTAGCGTAGTTCCTTGATACCATCTCTTGGTCTAGATTCGTCAATGATGACATGATAAAACATTCTTCCATCAATATACCAACGACGAAATAGTTCAGAACCCATATTGCCAAAATTTAGCATCTTTAGAACTGTAGAAAATTCTTCACGAATTTTTTTCTTGATTGAATCTGGCTGCTTGAGATCATCCATATTGATCGTTAGTGGCTGAGTATGACCTTGCATGACGATTGCTTCGTTGACAATATCGTCAATCGCAGTTTCCAATTCTGGCTGCATTGCCATTTCACGATAACGAGTGATGAGTTCTATTTCGTTACGAACAACACCTTCCAAATCGACATAGGTGCCAAAATACGCTCCTGTTTGAAGCGTAACGGCACCGTCGTCATTTTGAGGAAGGGCAAAGGACTTTTCTGTTATATTCTTGGCGTCCTGTTGCCCTTCCTGCTTTTTGGTCTTTTCGTTTGTTATTTGGAATCCAAATAACTTCCAATTAGCCATTTATTTTTCCCTTCAAAGATATCATTATATAAATTATTTTTTAAAATGGTAAAAAATTATAAAGGTCTTGATGCTGGTCTTGCTATTGCGTCTGTTGTGTTTGACAACCAATATTGATACTGGAATGTTACAGTAAATTCTTCAATGGTATCATTTGAACCCCAATCAACATCAATCGGTGACACATCAATGGGAAACATTCCCACAAATTGATAATTTTTAATTGGAAATCCAGTTTTTCCAAATTGAACAACATTTGCATCACTTGTATAAGATGTTGGTGAAGCAAAAGCCACATTTCTTCTATTGCCAACATGACTATTCATACCGCCAAGCCATCTTTCAAATCCATTTTTTATTAAAAAATCTTCGTCATTTATAATTGTTACTGTCCAATCTGCAAATACACGATTTCCCACAAATTTTACTTCACGTCCAAAATAAGGAATAACAACCGAACCCATTGATGCTCCCGGAAGTTGTGCTGTTTTACACATAAATTTAAATTCTTGTGTAACAGCACCAGAACCCGTAACTACTGTTGCAGGAAAAGCCATTGTGACTTCAAATAGATTTGGTCTAGCACCATCACTCTGAAGTCTAGAACGAAATGCATTTATATTAAAAGTCATTTATAATACTCCTGTTTATTTTTTATTTATCAGTAATTTCCTACAACCTCTTCAAAAGATACGCCTGTTCGAACTGCAACAAAGTTTAATTGAATAAAGTTTATTGCGCGTGCTGGCTTAACATAGATATCACCAATAAATTCATTTCTATCAATTACTTCACCTGTGTTGTTAGAATCGTCACAAATAACTCTAAAGTCAAAGATACCACGACGACTCTGCACATCACGCAAAAATGGCTCTACAAGAGATACAAATTGTGCTCGTGTAAACTCATCATTGAATTCAAATAGAGAGTACTTTGCTGCTGTTGCAATTGCTTTTTCAAGCACAATGAATAGACGACGAACATTGATGCGATCAAATGCACTTGGCTTTGTTAACATTGTTTTATCGCCGAATAATACAGTACCTTCTCCAGGAAAAGATACAACTGGATTTACACCAATCTTATATAATTCATCTCTTTGAGTTTTATTTGGATTCCATGATAGTTTAATAACATTTTTTATTTGACCACGATTAAATCCTGCAGGAGAAAACCAAGGATCTCGTGTTGTGTCGGTTCTAACACACAAACCAGCAATATCACCATTTAATGGCACGTAACGATATGTGTTATTATATTTGTCAAACATGTATTTCCATGCAGAATCAAATACGGCATATGAAGTTGAACGATTAATATTAGTATTCTTTTGTGTAGTAATTGCAGAAACTTCACCGCCAGGATTGTTTACAACGTTTGCTGATGCTGGTGAAATAAATGCAACACTATCTTTTCTAAATTCAGCAATATTATCAATAACATATGCAGATACAGTTGCACTTACATCTCCGGTTACTAGAAGTGAAACATCAACTTCATCAGCACTTTTAAATTTATCCCAAGAAACTTGTTTATTTGCGTCTGTGCATTGTGCATAAACACCACCAGAAAGTGTTGTTCCATTTGCGACTGCTGCACTCATTCCACCAACGCCATTATACGTTACATTGTTTGATGCCGCTGTTCCCCAATTTGATGTATTAGCCGGATGTGCAAGCCAACGAATCCAATTAGAACGTGTTGCAATAACGTCAGGATAAAAATTTGGTGAACCATCAAAATTCTTAGCATCAGAAGCAACTGACAT